CATTAGACCACTCTAAAACTTTTTCAGCTAAATCATATTTGTATTTAGTTTCATTTAAATAATCTTTACTTATAGAGTCTAGTGAATATCTCATTCTAGTTTCATCAATAACTGATGCTGCAATCATAGTATCTAACAATTCTCCTTGAGGCATGTCTCCAGTTGCCGATCTAATCCAACAGACATCGTACATAGCATTATGAAATACCTTACGTATGTTTTTGTTTTGAAAAATCTTTTCATTTAAATAGGTCCAAGTTTCTTTGGTATTTAAATTATCAGTCATGTGGTGAGCAATAGGGAAATACAAAGTCTGGTTCTTAGTAGCGATTGCTATACCTGTAACAAAGCCATCTTTTCTTACAGCCCCTAATCCTTTTGTCTTTAAATTAGGATCATAAGTTTCTAAGTCAATTGCAACAGTATCTATATCAGTTAAATCTAGATCTTTTAATTGTGGAACTGTACACATTATTTGTAATCCCTTTCTATTATCATTTCTAAGTAGTGAATAGCTTTCTCTATGTCTTGTAACTTACCTTTCGACTGATGTCTACAGATATATTTAATTGCGTTTCCTTCTGCAAAAAGTAATTTGTTTTTATTAATAAAGTCTGCGGGTTGAATAATCATATCTTTATAATGTGATCCTCCTACTTGTTTTTTATAAGCACTCATTTTTTTTTCCTATTGTAAAGTATTTTCCGGGCATTTTTGCTAATCTCCAATAGTCAAAAATCCCTCTGCTGTATGCAGTGTATTGTAGTCTTAGTGAAGTAAAATAAGGATCTTTATTAACGACAGTTTCGTCAACAATAACATTATCATATGTTAAACCTTTAACAGTATGAATGTTTGCATATTCAACTCTAACTTTTTTATCAAAATCAAAACCGTTATGTAAAACCCTTTTTATATATTTCATTCTTTCTTTATGTTTGTTAACTGGCGCTCTTATAAGATCAAAATCTTTATGACCTTTACAACTAGACTTTAATAATTTTTTATCTATTAAATAATCTACAGTGTAATCTGTTTTAATCCATGTTTTAAGAGTTTCTACTGTTTTAGATCTATCTCCGACAATCAAATCCTTATTTAAATATTCACAAAAATTTTTTATCAAAGTAAGATCCATTGGAATACCTTTAATAAAATCTGGCCATAATTTGTGAGCCCTTAATTCTTTTTTAATTACAAATGGAGGCTTACTTACTGGAGCAAATTCTATACCTTGTGCTATAAGAAAATCTGTACAACGTACATCGCTTGGAGTTCCTCTATAAGTAAATAGAAATGTTTCCTCAGTATTTTTAATTTTATCTAAAAGTTTATCTAAATGTCCTGATGGTTTTAAATCTGGTAAATAATAACCTTTTCCTTTAATAACTTCGTCTTCGTTAGGACCCTTCTTATACTTTGCTGGAGTCCACACTCTATGAGATTTATAATGATCCCAAACATCCATTATAATTGATTTACAATACGTATTAATAGCTTCACCACATCTATTACCATTTTTTAATTCGTAATAAGGATTTGCAGCTAAGTTGTGAAAATATTCTGCATCTGATCCTGAATACTCAAATAAGGTTTGATCTGCGTCTCCGACTAAATAGTAATGTCCTTCTTTTACGTTTCTTGCCATTTTATCAATAGCTTTTCTTTGGGGTACATTACAATCCTGACATTCGTCTATAATTAACATATCTATATCTGGATCTTTTACGTCATCTTCCCACTGTTTAGTTTTTTCATTATACGTTTGACGTGTAAAATTATTTACCATATCTGAAAAATCACAAAGAGTTTTATCCTTTTTATATTTTTCATAAAGTGGAAGTAACTCTTTAATCAATTTTAAACTGTAAGGCTCAAAAGATTTTTGATCGCATTTAATCCAATACTTATCTAAAGTTTCTCCATGTCCGTCAGCGTCTGATAAGTATTTATAAAATCTATGTTTACGTTTTATGTCATCTTCCCTGTGAAGATTAAAACGACTATCTTTGTTTATTAATTCTTTATGATTATGTAACTTAAACACTTCTTTTTTTAATAATCTACTTTTGCAATAAGTATGAATAGTACATACTCTATATTTCATTGCTTTTTTAGTAATTCCTCGTAATTGTGGAAATGTATAATTTCCTTCTTCATTTTTTAAATTTTTTAAATCAAAAATAGCATCTCTAATTTCATTGGCAGCTATATTAGTGTGAGATAAAATTATAATTTTTTCAGGAGTATATTTTGCTAAAGCTTTCATATAGGTATCCACAATAAATTTGTGAGTTTTACCGGTACCTGGAGGACCTGCAATAAATCTAGGCTCGTTCAGAATTTACCTCCTTAACTTCTTCACTAGTTCCTTCTACCATAAGATCTTCATTTTCAATTTTATGATTATCGATTACCCAAGACACCAAAGATTTATTTTTGTATTTACCATTTTTTTTAGTGGCTTTTAATATGTCTTGAATTTTTAAAACAAGATCTACTCGTTTATGATTTATTCTTTGTTCTTGTAAGTAACTTTCAAATTCATCTAAATTAAATTCTAATTGATTATTTTGTTGATTAAAATAAGGACTCCCATAGTTAACTAATTGCTCTTTATCTGTGAAGGCTTTTTTAATTTTAATATAATTAATAAAATGTTTTTTAAATACAAAAGATTCGTCCGCTTCTTCTACGTAGTCTTTTGATTTAGTTCTGGATTCAAATTTCATTTTCATTATTTCCTCAAATTGGGCTGCTTTCATTTTAGGTAGCCAAACTTCAGCTTGAATTATAACCGCATCATAAAATTTTCCCTGGTTCATGAGCGTTGGTCCATCAACTGTAATAGTTTTAGTAAATGCTACGCCTTCTAAATTACCAGATACTCGTATTTTATATCTATCTTGACCATACTCAACAATATCTCCTATTGAATCGTCCGCTATTTGTTTAACTTCAACTAAAGCTTTATCTTGAACGCCTATCCAACTGAATATTGTTGCAACACTTTCAATCCTGCATTCAATTATTTCTGCAAGTTTAGGCATGCCGAATGGTTTTTTAGATTTTCTTGTTGTTGAACCTTTATTTTTTCTATTTTCAGATTCATCGTCATTAGATTCTACTGCAATGTCATAAATAAAATCATTGATTTCAGTATCGTCCCAATCCGTTTGTTTAATTAAAACTCCAGCAATAGCTGTACAATATTCATCTCTTTGACCTTTAGGTGCATATAAAATTGATAGAGCAGTAGCTAAAGATATTTTTCTTAAAATTTTATTTAAGTCGCCTACATATTCATTAAAGCCTGCATACTTTTCCCATCTTACATGTTCTCTATGTTTACTATGTAATGATCCTGGAACGATTGTATAACAAGTCTCAGTACTTCTTATTTCGCATAAAGTTTGTCCATGTGCCGCATGTTCAACATATCTTTCAAGGTCTTTTGGTAATGAAAATTTCTGTGCCGGTAATTTTGCTTTAAACCAATAATGGCTTGTAGGGTTATGTTCTCTACCGGATATAGTGCCACAATTTGTTAAATATTTATGTGCAAAAACTTTTGCGCGCGTGTTATCAAGATCTAAATCAACTACGTTATCTAATCTTAATCCTATTTCTTTATCTAAATGTTTGTTTTTCCATTCTTCTTTCTTTATTTTAAAATCGGCATCACTCCATTTTTTAACTGTAGGCTTGCCTCCCTCACAAGGCACCAGAGTATAGCCAAGATCGTACCAGTCCTCATACGTAAGCGGACCTTTATTTAGGTTTTTAATTTCATTCATAATTTTATGATGGGCGGATCCACTCTCGCTTCGCCGCCCAATTCCTAGAAACTTATAAAACTATTTTATCTGTTTTTGGTTGTTCTTGATTTTCAGGTTTAGCTGCAATCTCACCTGCGCTTACACGCTCTGCAAAATTTTTAGCCATATCATAGATACTTTTATCTGATACCGGACCTACCTGTGACACATCCCAACCATACCATGTTCCTTTGTCATTTGACATTTGAACAGTCTTTAGTTTGTAAATGTGGCTATATGTAGGCGGAGTAAACATACCATTTTTACCTTGTAGTTTAATTCCCATCATCATTGAGTTCCATTTTCTACTAATTTTTAATTGAGTAGCTCTCATAGAAATCAATGCTGTTGTAGGTGAATCCCCTAACATAAGCACAAAATGATTTGCTGTGTTTTCGATATAGTTACCATTAGGTAATCTATCTTTGTAAGATTTATCACGAGTTGTTTTACTCATGATATCACTTTCAGCGTTATGAATTGCAACTGGAGCGCCTGTACTGGCTCCCCTATCTTGCCATTCTACTAACTGTCTTTGATAATGAACAGGGATAATGTCAATACCTTTAGAGCCATCAAAAAATTGACCGCTAACTGTATTATAAATCATACCAGGTTCAGCACCGACTTTATACTTTGCATGTGTCTTATTAACTTCCGGTGATAGTTGTCCTAACACCTTTAGAAAAGGTAATGCAAGGTCTTCTTGCGACATATTTTCTATGCCATGATTTGCATCAGCTTCAAACATATTTGTAGCTAACGCGCCTGCTTCTTCTTTTTTTATTACTTGGTTCATGTTTATTGTTTCCTTTTTATTGTTGTTTTATTTCCAACGAATACGTTGAAAAGCTCGGTAGGCATTTCTTTGCCGTTTTCAATACGCTCCCGAACTAGCGCTTTGAGAGTCATGGGCTCAACCTTCAACTTTTGTGTTGGTTGATACCCACGCTCTGCTGCAAGGTTCGCATAATCAGCGGCCTTGTTATCCTCGTTGCGACCAAAAGATACGGATATCTCGTTTTTGATTATATCTCCTAGTCCATTGTTACGAAGCCAGTTAAACGCAGCATCTCTATTAGCAATAGTAATGTTTGCGCTGTAATTTGGTTTTACATCTACTGAAGAACCATCCATAAGTTTAAGATGAGACAAACCCATCTCAGCCATCATGGTTGGAATAACTTCTCCCGATAGATATTCAAAATCTTTCTTTTTTTGTTTTAGATTTTTTTCTAGTATTTCTACTTCTTGATCTAAAAAATTTAATTTCTCCACTTGATCTGCTAGTGACTGAATGTTTTCAGTCTTCCCTAACATTTTTGTTTGGTCTTTCTCAAAGTCTATATTACTCATCTATCTTTCCTCTTTCATATAAGTTAATTTGAATAGGATAATATTGTCTTTCTTGTTTATCCCATTTTAGTAAATTGTATTTACCGTTAGTCATGTCAGAAACTATCGAACAGGCCACACCAATAATTGCAGGATCTCCAGTTAATAATAAATGATCTTCTGTCGTAAAATCTTTTAAAGCTTTTCTAAGTTTAAAAATTAATGGACCAGGAGAAAATATTATTTGAGAAAGTTCCGGTAATAAAAAAACAAACTCACCATATTTTGATGCGCCCATAATATTTATTTTAGGTCTACCTTCTGCAGTACCAGCAATTGTTTGAATGACATAAACTTTATTTTCTTTCATGCTTGACAATATAGTTATAAATGTTATCTTGTCAAGTAGAAAGAAGAAAAATTATGAACTATAAATTTAAAACAAAACCATACAATCATCAAATGACTGCATTAGAAAAGTCATGGAATAAAGAAAGTTATGCTTATTTCTTAGAAATGGGAACTGGCAAAACAAAAGTATTAATTGATAATTTAGCTATGCTTTATGATAAAGGTAAAGTTAATGGTGCTTTAATTATCGCTCCTAAAGGAGTTGTAGGTACTTGGTATAGTAATGAATTACCAACTCATTTACCTGATCATATAGAGAATGTGACCGTATTGTGGCAAGCCAATATTACTAAAAAACAACAAGAAAGTTTAGATACTTTATTTAGTGGAGGTGAAAGTTTACATATTCTTATCATGAATGTTGAAGCTTTAAGTACCGAAAAAGGTTTTGCTTTTGCTAATAAATTTTTATCATGTCATGAAACTATGATGGCTATTGATGAGTCGACTACTATTAAAAATCCGCAGGCTAATAGAACTAAAAATATTTTATCTTTAGGTAGAGAAACTAAATATAGAAGAATTATGACAGGTTCTCCTGTAACTAAAAATCCATTAGATTTATTTAGTCAATGTTATTTTTTAGATCCGTTTCATTTAGATCATGAATCTTATTATTCATTTAGAATGAGATATGCTATTATGAAAACTGCAAACATTGCCGGCCGTCAAATACAATTAGTTAATGGTTTTAAAAATTTAGGTGAATTATCTGACAAATTAAAGCCTTTCTCTTACCGTGTATTAAAAGAAGATTGCCTAGATTTACCTGATAAAATATTTATTAAACGTCAAATAAGTCTATCTAAAGAACAACGTAAATTGTATGACCAAATGAAACAAGAAGCGTTAGCTATTTTAAATGGTAAACAAAGTACAACTGTTAATACTTTAACTCAATTAATGAGACTGCATCAAATTACTTGTGGTCATTTTACAGATGACAATGGTCAAACTCAAGCTATTGAAAATAATAGAATAAAAGAATTATTAACTGTGTTGGAAGATATGGAAGGTAAAGCAATTATTTGGGCTCACTATCAATATGATATTAAAAACATAATTAAAGAAATAGAAAAAGTTTATAGTCCGGGATCCGTGGTTGATTATTATGGGCTAACGCCTAAAGAAGATAGACAACCGAATATTAAGAAATTTCAAGACGACCCTAAGTGTCGGTTTTTTGTTGGCACACCCTCTACGGGCGGCTATGGCATTACTTTGACTGCTGCAAACACCGTTATTTACTATTCTAACGGATATGACTTGGAGAAAAGATTACAGTCCGAAGACCGTGCTCACCGAATAGGTCAGAAAAAACCGGTAACGTATGTTGATATTAATGCTGAAGATACGGTCGATGAAAAGATTGTTAAAGCTTTACGTAAAAAGATTGATATTGCTTCTGAAGTATTAGGAGAAGAATTAAAGTCATGGATTTAGTAGGATATACACACGTGGCGCGCTGGGATTTTATTTAGCACCTTTCCTTAAATTATCAATAGGCCATAAAGGCTGGAAGTTACTGTAATGAAAGCATTTTTCTTGTTCTCCAGGTTTAGTCAAATCAAAGGTAGCGCATGGTTTTATATGATCTATGTGTATTTTATCAAAAGTCATTCCTTTTGTAAATTTAGATTCTAAATATTTTTTAAATTCTTCTGTTGTACATCCTAATAATTCCATAGTTTTTTTAGATTTATCTATACCATTTAATGCGCCCCATGACCTTCTTCTCAATCTTTTTGTTAAACAAAAATTAATATCATTTTTTCTTCTAAAATTTTCTCTAATGTTTTGTTGTTTTCGAATTCTATCTTTATTTTCCAATAAATATTCTTTTATTTTTTCAGGGTTATTATCTCTATATCTTTTTTTAGTTAATAAACCTTTTTTACTTTTTTGATATTTAGAATAATATTCCTTAGATTTTTCTTTATTTTTTTGATGCCATTTTTTAGATCTAGCTATAACTAATTCTTTATTTTTAAGATACCATTTTCTAGAAAGTTCTTTTTTTATTAATTTTTTTTCTTCTAAAGTCATCCTACTAAATCTTTTTATTTGACATATCTATCTGTACTTAAACCTAAAATTGGTTTGTACTCAATCTTACCATTTTTTTTAAAAGCAATCAAATACTCCTTACGATTTAAAGATATAGTCGGATTATAAGAAATATGAACCCACCCTGAATTTGGGCCTTCTGATGGATCAAAGTACTCTAATATTAATTGGTCAAACATAAGGTTTTCTTTAACCCAATCTGATAATTCATTATTGGGTAAATCAAATATTTCTATATCTGCCGCCATCCCTTGACAGTGCTGTGATGAATCTGAAGATCCAAGGCGCCTGTTTAAAATAATATCTCTATATCCGCTAGAAACCGTAACTACTTTATTATAGTGACTCCTAATCGGCTGTAGGACCCTCTCACAAAGCAATCTTAGGTTTTCTGTATGTTGCTCCCCTGGAATGTTGTTAAGGCCCATCCTGGTCGCTGTCTGGGACTTAATCATCTCTGATAAGTGAAAATTTTTCGAAAGTTTCATGACTCTCCTATTTTATGATTAACATGTAGATCATTCCGGCCATACCGGTGATCAAAGCTCCGACAGATGTCAGTAGAATAGTTTCAATTCTACTTATTTGATTTTCTATTGATTTAATTTTGTCATGAGTTTGTTTTTGCATAATTCTACACAGTTTTTCATGTGATTCTATTTTTGTTAGTGCAATATTTTTAGCCATTAAGTCCTACTCGCAATTACCTTTTCAGTTGGCGATAATAACGCTTCTTCTGTTTGTGTCAAGTTAGTTATAGGGTCAACATTCTGTGTCATTTGTGCATTATTTACCACAGGTTGTGGTGTGTCTGGTAGCTTACTAAATCCTTCTGGTAATGCAGGTTTGTCATCTTGTTTAAACAATTCTATTCCTCTATCTATAATAGATTTCTCATTAAATAAATATCTTTCAGGGTCTATTTTAAATTCTCTATTTAATCTTTGTTTTGTTAATTTCTTTTCAATTTTTTCTAATCTTTTTATTATTCTTTTTGATAAAGGATTTTCAATGTTATATTTTTCAGACATTCTTTCATAAGCGTCTTTCATTCCATCTGTAATACCAAAAGGTTTAAATTTATTTGTTTTAATCATTTTATATAATGCTTCGTTACCTCTAGCTTTAAATATTTCTTTTATATCTTTTTCCTTCATACCTAAAACTTTAGCAGCATCATATTGTCTTCTCATGACTTCATAAGTTTCTAATCTTTGTTGATTAGCAAATATAAATTGTCTTATAATTTTGTTGTCATCTTTTACGGGATCACCAGTTAATGTTCCTGCATAAATTAATTTTCTTTCATCTCTTTCAGATTTTAAAAACTGGCCAATCATAATTTCAATAGATCTCGGTATATCTACAGGTGCTTTTCTTAATCCAATCAAACCTAGTAATTCATCCGACACTTCATACTGTGTACCTTTAATAGTTTTACCTGTAATAGCATTGTATAATCTTTCAAGTTGAACAGTAGAACCCGGTGTATATAGTTTAGTTAAGTGTCCAATTGCCTTAAATATTTTATCTCCTTCAGAATCTCGTTCATTCCATATAGCTTGGCCCCTTTTAGTTTTCCCACCTCTAGCATATAGATCCATGATACCACTAATCCAAATAGATTCTGATACAAAAGGTTCAACTAATTTACCAAGAGCTTTTGTTAAACCCATAACTATTGAAGGTATAACCGGTTCATCTTCTCTTCTATTCATTTCCGTAAAAGTAGTTTGAAAAGGTTGAGTAACTACATCGTAGAAAAATGCTCTACTAAAATCTATGTATTTATATTTTCCATCTTCGTACACTGGTAATAAAGTATTATCTTTTGAAAAGTATGGAACAAATTCTCTTAAAGCCATAAGTTTTTCTTTTGTAAAACCAGCTAACTGACTTGCTCCCCATATTGCAGCTGGACCTATAGTACCGACGGTCATTGCAAAACCAGCAGCTCTTTCAGCACCTATTAATTTAAACACAGGGTCAGCCATTTCTCTTTTAGATACCATAGATATGTTTGTTGAAGTTCTTATAATTTCTGCAGGCCATGACACGAAATTACCTAATGGTGATCTTCTAGATGCTTGTACTAATTCAGATACGTATGCATAGTTAGGCAACATTTCTCTAACGTTTTGAGTTGCCATTTTCATTATGTCTAATCTATTTGGAATATCCATTTGAGTGTATGGTTTATTTGTTGCTGGATTAATAATTTTTTTCTTAATTGCTCTTTGATAAGCTCCTGCAATTTTATGATCTTCCATTAAAAAATTCCAAGTTTTCCAGATATCATCCTCTGCAACATACATATCTTGAGCCCCTTTTATAACTGCTTTTGTTTTTCTACCTAATTTATTCCAAGCTTTCATTAGAAATCCTTGTTTAGCTACATCTTCAAGTAAACCTATGGCATCTCTCATGATAGCACTTTGATTTACCATACCTTCTTCAAGTAAAAATCTATATAATGCTTGGCCTCCTTCTCCTTTTAAAGCATCGGCAAACTCACTGTCACTTAAAGAAATTTGTTTACCTCCCCTTTCAATATAACGTAAAGCTCCTGGCTTATTTCTATAAAGAAGTTGAGGCTGTAATGTATTAAACGCGGTTATCATAGATCTTATGGCAACTCCCGGATGTCTAAGAGCATAACTAAAATTACCTAAAGCAACAGTAGTTACTGCACCGGATGAAAAATTTCTAGCATGTGTGAAAGGACCCCCTACTGTTTTACCAGCTTGGATCAATCCTTTAGGTAGCATCACTGCATACTGATAAACAATATTTTTAGTTATACTTCCCATACTATTTGCTGCACCGTATTTTAAACCTTCGGCAATAGTTCTAGTTGTAAACATTCCATTGATAGGAACTGTGTAAGCTTGCTCACCTAATTTTTGTGGAAGTTGTAGACCAGAAGTAGCATCTATAATGTCTTCCCCTAATCCAAATGCTTTTACAGCTGAGTTATAAGTTGGATAAACAATTCCAATCTCACCTTTTTTAATCATTTCATCAGAGCCTTCTTTAATTACATTATAAAATCTATCTCTTGCTGCAATCTCTGCAAGATCCGTTGTCACATTAGCTATGATGGATTCAGCATTTTCAAATTTACCAAACAATTTATTAAAGGCAGCTAGATCTGATTTAGTTTGTATCAATCCTCCTTTACCATCTGGTTTAAATTTACCCCCTCCTGTTATATTTTCACCAATGTTTTTAACTATTAATGCTTTGTTTTTTGCTATGTCTGATGCTTCATATTTAAATATAGGAGTCGTGGTATTTTTATCTAACCTAACATTCTTAATAATATCTTTTACAATTAATTCAGCATCTTCTGCACTTAATCTTTTACCATTAGCTTTTGCACTTCTCATAAAAATATCTGCTACTTCTTTTAAAACATCATTAGACGTTGCGTTTTCTACAAAAGGTTTAACGCCTCCTTGTTCAAATATTTTATACTCTGAGTTTAAAGTATTTCTAATTCTATCATTCATTAAAGCTGTAAATTCTTTAGTAGCTACGTTTAAGTTTTTACCTTGAACCACTGTGTTTAAAAATTGAGCCCATGATTGATGGACCCCTGTTAATTGTTCAACTAATTTTACAACATCATCAGATTTTATTTTTAATTTACCTGTCATCGCTTGATAGAAATTTTCTAAATCTGCATCACCAAATCCTTTAACAACTACTTTACCATTTTGAACTCCAAGCTTACCCTTTCTAATTAAATCTACAATTAGACTAGACATTTCAGTAGTCATACCACTGGCATTAGCTGCTCCTTGTGAATACTTGGATATCTGTTTAACTAATTCATCTAGGTTTCTAAGATAATCTGTAGACAATAAATTAGCTGAAGTTCTTTTACCTTCTAATCTTTGCATGGCTTGAAACTGTTTCTCTGGGAAAGGTCCTCTAGATCTAAAAGGTCTAGCAACAAATTTTTCTACAAACTTATCAAACTTTCCGGCATTTGCATTTCTCTTAACTGCTCCGTCTAAAATACTTTTACCAATTCTACCCCCACCAATAATTGCAGGAATAATAGGAAAACCCATTTCACCAGCAAATTTTAATTTGTTATAGAACATCCTCATTGCATCTTCCTTAGCTGTATCTTTCTGTTCTCTATCTAATCCTGTGGGTAAAAAATCTAATGCTTCTATGTCTCCAAAAGTTCCTATATTTAAATTATCATAGATCACCCCTCCAGTTACACCTCCTCCTACAAACATTCCCACAAACTTTTGTTTACCTGAAAGTTTATTCCATTTTTCAACTTCTTTAGCTAACTTGTAACCTTCTTTGTTACCGGCTGTTCTTAAATACTTTCCTTTTTTAATAGCCGTAGTTGCTTTGTTAATTCCTTCTTGAGCTTTAAGAGCTATTTTTTCAGCTCCTTTACCAACAGTTTTCCAACCTCCATAAAACTGTACCATCATTTCTGTAAGTCTACCTACGGCAGTAGCTCGTGCTCGCTCTTCAGCGTAACCTTCTAGTCCACCGATGTAAGTTTTATCAAACCAATTTTCAAACTGAGCAACTTTACCTTGATCCACTGGAATGTTTTCATCTCCAAATACATCCATGGTCCATGCTCCAATATTCATGAAACCTTTAGGAATTTTTATAGCACCTGAAACAAGTGCAGAACCAATTGATTCTGTTATTCCTACTTCACTTTCAAAAGGTATACCCTTTGATTGTGTTTTAATTTTACCACCAGTACCCTCTTCTTCATCATCAAAGACAAAAGGTTTTTCAATATCTTTAGTTTTAACTTCTTCTTGTTCTAGTGTTTTAGATTTTTTACCAATACCAAGTTTGCCAAATAAAGTTTTACTTTCCCAGTCTTGAAATTTTTCAAATCCTTCTGGATCTGTTTCTTCTTTTTCTTTTCTCCAGGCAGCCATGCCTTCTTTCTCAACAAAGTTTACTTCACGCAGAGCCTTATCAACTTCAGAAAAGTTTTTAGAAATGTCGCTTCGCTTTCTAATAGTAGTTTCATTTTCTTCAATCTGTTCCTCAAAAGTTAAAGTTTTTTTAATGGCTTCTTTAACTTTTTTATCTTCTTCTTGATTATCTTCTTCTATTATTTTTCGAGGGTCGATTCCGAACGGCATTTATCCTCCTAATCTGTTTTAATTTCTTCTGCGGACCATTCACTATAAGGAACAAAGAATTGTCCTTGTTTTACGTAAGCTATTTTAGTTATGAAATCTATGTAAACTCTACCATCTTTGTAGTCATCTTTATTAGGATCAAAATCTTTTACAACAAGTCTAGAATCTTTACCACTTCTAGCTACATCATCATCCTCAATAAAGAATGTACTTGGATCATGTGGAGCACCTTCGTATGTACCTGCTTCAATGTCTCCAAAAAATGTATTTAAAGTTGCAGCATCAGGCATACCTAAACCAAATGTTTTTGCTATAGAATTTACTGCATTTGTTGTATCATCTTGTTCAGTTAATATCGCTTCTCTTGCAGCATCTGTAGGACTCTGTGATTTCCTAAACATAATTTGTTCCAGAGCTTTTTCTCGACTCATATTACCCCCGTCTTTAGACATATAAAAATCCATTTGTTTTTCAACTAGAATTTTGTCATCATCATCTAAATTGTTCCAAAATTTTAATGCAAGTTCTCTGTTACCTTGCGTGTTAGCCATGTTTGTTTTTTGCATTTGAAGTAAAGGTTCTTTCGCTGCGGTACCTAATGTCTGTAAAATAGGATTACCTCCTGGCGCTGCTAATATATTTGATCCAAGGTTCAGAAAAAAATCAGAACCTGCATTGTTATATGAAGGAAAGGCTTTATCAAATTGACTCTTATTGGTTGCAACTTTTTCCATATCATTTTTAATAACGTTTTGATTACCATCATCACCAGCGTAACCTTGTCTTCTTAGTCCAGACGTAATGCCTCCTTCAGCTTTACCGCCGCGTCTAAACATAGGTCTACTTAAAGTTTTATTAAACATAATTACCTTGGTTTAAAAGCTTGATAAGCTCCTAGTCCTAGTGAAGCGATACCCATAGCTTGCTGTAGTGGAGATTGATTAGGTGTAACTTGTGATTGATACTGACCCATTGCACCTCCCATAACATTACCCATACCCGCACCCATGTAACCTAATCTTTCGTAAGGTTCGTAGGCTGCCATTCTATTAGCTTCTCTTTGTTGATCAAGAATATTTTGTGCTTGTAGTTGTTGAGTTTGACCTGCTGATTGTAATGTTCCAATATCTGCTCCGTATAATCCTGGAACTAGTTGAGCCATTCTTTGTTGATCAGCTCCTAACTGTTGTTGTTGACCGAACGCTGTGTTAGCTGCTTGTTGTGCTTGGCCAAATCCTTGTTGTAACATTCCAGCTTGTAGTAATGCTCTGTTCATGTCAGATTTGTTTTGATATTCTGATCTCATAACCCCTTCACGTCCACCACCTAAATTTCCAGACATCGCTGCTTGTTGACCTATACCTGTAATTCCTTTTGCAGCTTGTGTATCATACTCACTCATTGTTGCATCGATAACATCTTGTTGATAAGGGGACATGAAACTTGAATAACCTTGAGGCCCTGAAAGACCTGCGGCTGCTGTTCCATAAGCTCCCGCTTGTGATAGATAAGGTGCGTAAGCTCCGATACCTTGACCTTGTGTAGTTGCTAAATTATAAGCGTCTGTTTGTGCTTGGTCTTGACCTGCAACCATAGGTTGAAACTTGGTCGTGTCCATTGGTTGTGAAGTTAAACCCGTTAACTGTGTTGCGTAATCTTTACCTAGATCTTCTACAAACTGTGGGGGTAAACTTCTAGTTTCTGTTATTGCCATTATATTACTTCTCCTAATCGCTCTGATGTTTCAAACATTTGTTGGGCTCCAATATTTCCTTGTGATTCCTCTGATATTGTACCACCTTTTTCTAAATTTTTCATCATATTTTCCATGATCTCTGCACCTTTATCTATGTCTCCTTGACCTGCGCCTCTTACAGCGTCAGCTGTGAATACAAATTCATTAACACTTAGTCTTGCTGGTACATCGTCCTTCTTTTCATATTCTCCAATAGGTACAAATCCACCTTCAGCTCTGTAATCTTTTTCCATACCACCAAGGTCCATTAATCCACCTTCTGCTTTACCTATTCTGCCACCATCTTTAACTCCATAAGTTCTATAAGGTGAGTAAGTTCCTAGTCTTTCATCAGGTCCTAAAAAAGCATAGGCATCATTAATTTGTTTTATTCTAATAGGATCTCCATCAGCATTATCTAAAGCATTATTTAGTGATGCTCTCATCTCAGCTGGTTTTGCGGGTAGTCCTGTTATAGGATCTATTAATGATCCACCTCTATCACTAAAACTTGTTTCGTTTGGTTTAGCTGCTGGCATTAAAAAAGGTAGTGCTGCTGAAGCTAACCCTAGTTTACCTAGACTAAGTTTACCACCTGAAAATAAAAGAGGGTTTGCTGAACTCATAAAATTACCACCCATTGCTTTTAAACCACCCATCCAACCACCACCACCAGCGGATCCTTGAGCAAACATACCAGAACCACCGCCACCATAATAAAATGCTGCGCCGGCTATTGCCATCTTACCAACATCACTTTTTAAAACTTTACCTGCTGCATCAGCCACGCCACCAACTACACCTTTAATAGCTTTACCTATACCTCCTAAAAAATATCCTTGTCTCTTATCAACTCTATCCATGATCCCACCGAAAGCTCTTCGTGCTCTTAGTTCCATGATCCCACCTTCAGCTTTTCCGGCTCTTCCACCTTGGTTAAAATCATATGAAGCTCTTGTTACATCTGCTGAGTCTCCGCCAAGACCAAAAGCATCTTCGTCATAAGTAAATTGATTATACGGTTCAACATCTTCTGATCCCATGTCTGCACCACCCCCCATCATTGCGTATTGTGGTAAAATATTAGGGTTGCCACCACTTTCAAAAGTAGGAATTTTTTTTCTGTTCATATATTCATCAAATTCGTTTTGAGTAATATCTTTTCTAGTGCTCATGTCTATATCTTGTTTTAAATAACCTAATTGTTTTGCTTGATTGGCTGTTGTACCATAGGTTGTTTTCCCTGTAACAGGATCTACAGTAGGTGTATATTGTGTTTGACCACCTATTTCTCTTATCGAATCTATATCAAACATATCTGTTTCTGGATTAACTTTTGTTTGTCCACTTATTAATTTTCCAAAACCATAAATCGGATTCATTGCCATAAATGCAAGTTGACTTTTACTTAGTTCATCTTTTGGAAGTTGATTTAATTCTTGTAAAGTTTTATATTTATTTCTTCGAGCAGCTTTGTTCATGCTTTTTATTTTTTGTTTACTAAAAAAATCTGCATAAGGATTTTTCTTAGTACCTACATCATATTTAGATTTTTCTAATTCTCTTTTTGCAATATCTTTTGCAATTGCATCTGCTTTTTCTTTTGCATTTGTTGCAGCTAATTGAGAAGCGGTTACTCTATTTTGACCTGGTCCTTCTCCTCTTACATTAGGATCATTAGATCTAGACACATCTCCTGAATTGAAATCCGATTGACTACTAAAACCATAGTTATCATATTCAGGATACGCAGGTATGCCTTCAGGTGTCATAGTCTCTTGACCCCCTAAAGCTTTTAATTTTTCAACTTCGTTTGGTGTTATGTAAGTCAACAGGTGTGGTTGACCTTTAATTATTTTGGTATCTTTTATACCGGCCATGACTATCTACCTCTGTTGTATAGACCCATCAGACCACCGTTGGCTCTCATCTGAACTTGTTCTCTCATATCAACATCAGCGATACCACCGCCTGGCATTGACTCAGCCATGTTAACATTTTCTTGCATCATTTCTGGAGCTTGAGAATTAATTCCTGATTCATCTGCTTGCATCTGTTGGATAATTTGTTTCCATATACCGCTTGCAAAGAAAGCATCAAAACTTCCGAATTGAGATTTTTGCTCGGGTTCCATTTGCTCCCATATTTTAGCAGCAACTTGTTTACCTTGTTCGTCTTGGGGTTGGCCTCTTCCAATATCACCTTGATTGTACTTGATATCGGGTGCGCCTGCTTCTATTGATTGTGACATTTGTTCTTCAAACATAATTTTTCTCCTGAGTTTATTACTTTACTTTGTTTTAGACAACAAATCAAGTGCTGGCATAATAACCTTTACATCTTGAGCCATGTCTTCTTGCTTGAAACCCTTAGCTTCCCAGTCTTTTCTCTCCTTAAAAAGCTCTCCTGTTTCCTTGTGTCTGTAAGTCGTCTCTACTTTTGCGTTTAGTATTTCCATTATGTTGTTACCTCTTTCTTAATGTTTAGATAGCTAATAGCTACATCAAACGAGTCTGTTGTGCTTGCTTGTACTGTAAAGGTTTTACCACCTTCTACTATTAGCGGTTGGGTTAATAATTCTGTTGTAACATTTGCTGTTAGACCTATTGTTTTAATAGCTGTAATACTATTGTTTGTAACAGTCGTTGTTGGTGTACCTGCTGATGTAACTAAAATAGATTTAATAACATACGTTTCACTTACTAAAGGAAACCCTGAACCAAAAGGTGTAAGTGCACTACCTGTTGTACTGTTATCTATTCCTACAAATTTATATTGATTGACTACTGCCATTAATCTAAAAAGAAGCTTCTAGCTTCTATCTCCTGTTTTAATTCTTCTTGAAACGTTGTGTTTAATTTCTCTAACACAGCATCTAAATCTCTAACCAAAGATTGTGCAGTGTCCGCTTCGTATTCTTCACTTGCTCTAGTTAAGGATTGTACAATTTTTGCCACTATCGTCTTCCTCCAGATTGTATATCTAATCTAAAAGTCCCTAACTTCCAACTACTATCTACCGCAGTGTTAGAAATAGTTAAAGCAATTGCTCTAGCTCTAGCTCGTGTATCTACTTTACTTGTAGAAGTTGTCACTGTAAACGGACCTAATGAGGAGCTTGCTGCAGAGTTATTTGGATAGTCTCTTAAATCTAGTTGTACAATAGCATTCCCTGTTTGAGAAACAAAGTCAGGAATAATTCTACTTACCCTCATAATACTTTCTCCATCTCCTCTAAGGTCAGCCATATTAGTTGCTGCTCCTTTAACTACTTTTTGTGTAATATCATAATCTCCTGAAGTAATATTTGCTGGAATAGCAGTTGCTATAGTACCCGCTAGTTGTTGATTGACTCCAGTTTCATGTTCAAAATAAATTGTAACTCCATCCGTATTACCTACGACATCAAAAGACGCATCGTCTCCTGCATCATATTTACTTGCATGAGGTAAACCAAATACAGCTGAGTCTGCCCAAGTACTTCTTTGATAAAGTGTACTAGCATTAGTAAACCAGATAGGTCTTTTTGCTGTTGAGTCTAGATAACTGTATGTAACAGATCTATTATTTGTATTGGAAGTAGACGTTGGGTAGAACCAAGTGATCTCACCAAACAAGTTATTAATACCACAATATACTAATTCATTAGAAGTTGTATTAAGATCATCATAAACATAATCTTCGACCAAACAATCCATCGATTCTAATCGACCCGTATATCTAAAGAAACCATTATCAGACATCCAGTAAGCCGCACCATCAACTTCAACGGCTGCATTCTTACCTAGTAATCCACAGTTCGTTCCAACTTGTTCGTAAGCAAATGTAAATGGAGTTCCAACAAATCTCATAGTAAATAAAGAAGTATCACTCCAAACATAGATTGCATTTCTACCAAGTTTAGCACCCACGATCCGTGATCCGGCGGCCAGTCTCTGTGTACCAGCACTATTGGTCGCGGTTGGAGCATAGTCATTAATATTTTCTTGAGAAGAGAACCTTATGAACATATCATCTTGAGTCGTTGGGTCTCCAATCGTTGTCTCTGTTCCAAAAAATACTAAGTGACGATCTGGAGTAGAGACTAACATGTCCCTTGATGCTGTTGGTGCACCTGAAATAATTGTCGCTCTGTTATCGGTTGCATTGGTTGCGTTTGCATCCCATTCGAAACAAGGACCATTAACAATTAAAGCAATTAAAGTTTGGCCTAGATTGTCCAAGGACCATTGACCGGGGTCTGTTACAGAATCGGTGTTAGCTGCGGGTGATCCCCAACCTGTGTAAGAAGAAGTATTAGTAACTGTTGCACCTGTACTATGTGCCGCTCTTGTTGATCCTCTAACTCCTCTAGTAATTCCTGTTATAGTACTACCACTAACTCCTGTATAAGATATTTCTTCAGAACCTACTTGAATATAATTTGTACCGGTACTCGGAAGACCGCTGACACTTGCTAATGTAATCGTTGTTCCACTTCCTCCTGTTCCAAAAGCATCATCACTTAAACCACCATTTAAAGTAGTTGTTATTGCTCCTAAAATATTTCCACCAAATAAAGATATCCCCCAACCATAAGCTCCAACTTGTTCTGCTGGACCCACTGGATAGTACCATTGAACTTTAAAAGTTCCTGTTGTACTCGCTGTAGAAGCACTTGGCATTGTGATTGTAACTTGAGTTGTACTATCAACTGAAGTAATCATAAATTTTTTATCATCGAAATCTGTTGTTGAAAATCCTGTACCCGTTCCACCCGTAAAATCAGTCATCAATAAAATATCACCTGCTACCATTCCAGCTGTCGTATAACTTCCTCCTGGAAAAGTAATAGTTACTGCAGCACTACTGTTGGTAAAATTACAAGTGAAAGCTCCTGATAAAACTCCAAAGTCTGTTTTAATTGGGTGAATATCATAATACACACCTCCGGAATAAACATATAAAATTCTATTGGTTCCAATAGCTGCGTACTTAATAGAAGTTTTACTTACAAAATGATGTAAGCCTCTAGTAACACCTGTGAGTTTTGATTCTCCTAATTGAGTCCAGCCCCCAATCTTCTCTGGAGTACCATATCTAAAACGTACGTTCTCGCCACCAGTCCATTGAGACTCGGCTCCTGTTTCTGTGACTTGTTTATTGAATCCTGGTAGAAATCCTAATTTTTGTAGCATATAAAAACCTGTTTATTATGGTTTATATCAAATTTAATGCTATATCAAGATTTTGTTATCTAGCTGTAGCTGGTATAGAACCATTAGTTGTTGATGTAGTGAAAGGCTCACTTGCAAATGACATGTAGATGTATGTTCCACCAGAAGTATTACCATCACCATCTGTATTTCTTAATTTAAAACCATTAGAAAGTGTATCTATCTTAACACAGCTAGTGCATTCAGTATTACTTAAATTTGCTCTTAAAACATCATTGTCTGGATTATATCCCACTCTCTTGTCATCAAACATTTGCCAGTTTCCTGTACCACTTGTTTTTTTTAACATAACAAAAGCTGGTTTAAATCCTGTGTACACAAATGTACCATCAGCATTTCCATTACCTGTGTATGAACCAAATTTTGAATAGCCTTGTTTTTCTGCGAAGCA